ACTCGCCGCCTTTCGCCCGCGCCAGCTTCTCCCAACTCCCGGCGATGTCCCGCGCTTCCTTGGCCGGCAAGTTCGCCAGGAATTTCCGCTCGGCGTCCGGGTTGAAGCGGGGCTTGGCGTCGAAAATGTCGATCCGTGGGGCCAGAAGGCATCGGCAGAAAGGGTGGGCTGGGGGCTTTGGCGCTTCCGCTTTCGGGTAGACGCCTGGCCCCAGTCCCCAGGCATCCAGCCGGGCATTTCGATCGCACACATCAGCCTTTGGATGGGTGCTGCTAAGTCTCCATTGCACGTACTCAATCTGATCGTCCGCCATGAGTTCGCGCGCCACCTGGTCGGTGTAGTTGCGATGCAGTTCCGTGCGGGCGATGCGGTTCGCGTAGTAGCGGTTGCGCTCATAGAACGCCACCTTCAGCGCCTTTTCCAATGCCTCCATTCCCGCGCCCGCTTCCTTCTTGCGGATAGCGTCTAAATAAGCGGCGCGCAATGCCGGCGTCTTCAGCGCGGCGGCCTTGAACCGGGCAAACTCCACCCGAAGATATTTGGGCAAAGGCTTGACGATGGCGAGGGGGTCTTCCTGGAAGTCATAGCCCTCGTACAGCGCCTTGCGCAGTTCGCGGGCGTTGTGAACGCCTTGCAGGTGCTGCTCGATGATTTGCGCCGAAATGCCCGCTACGGCCTTTGAGTTGGCGTACAGCGCGTCGGAGAGTTTGACCCGGCCTACTCGGTAGGCTTTGACCTCAGCGACGCCCAGCGACGATTGGAGGATGCTATTCAGCGCCTCACGAAAGCCGGCAATGGCGTCGGCGTTGAACTCCTTGAGGACCGCATCCAGCGCCGCTTGGGGTTTCGCGCCGGCCCGAATCTTGGCCAGCAGCGCCTTGAACGCCGCTTCCGCCGCTTGCCGGGTGGCGGCGTCGGACTGGGCGAGGATGGCCTGATAGCGGTCGTAGGAGATCATGACGAGCGGCGGGCAGTCGCCCGATCACAGCGCCGGAACCATCGCTGTTAGCCAACCCGGCGGGACATGGCGACGGGTCGCCAACTCCCACAGCATGTGCAGCGCGTCGGGGCCGTCGTCGTGGTCGGCGGCGGGGTAGTGGCGCAACTGTTCGAGCAGCGTCGCTTGGCGGGGGTGAAACCGGATCAGGCCATTGGCGACGTGCGGTTGCAGACTTTCAATCCGCAGCGCCTTGTCGGTGTGCGGGATGACGCCCAGCGCCGGGACTGGAATCCCGCGCGCGGCGCTGCGCTTGACCAGCTCGGCGCGGAAGAACTCCTGAAACTGCACCGCCTCGATGCTCCAGCGCAGGCAGTGGTAGCGGCTTTGCAACGCGATGATGTCTTCGATGATGGCGTCGGGCAGGCGGCGGCGAATCCACGCCTCGACCACGTGCAGCACGCCGGTGGCGCGGTCCAGCCCGCCGACCAGGAGGGCGCTGGGGTCGCGCCCGGCGCCGGCTTTGCCCAGGCTCGGGTCACACGCGCCGAAATACAGCCAGTCGGGGCGTTCGTCCACCCAATAGGTGAAGGCGGGAAACAGGGCCGTGGCGTGGTCAACCGGGTCGTTTTGCAGTTCGGCGTCAAAGGCGGCATGGCCGTCGCGCGCCCGCAGCTTCATCAGCGCCAGCAACGGCCGTTGCGCCGGCCAGCTCACCCGCGCCCCGGCGTCCATTTCGGCCCGGAACCGGGCGTAAAACCGGTCGGCGACTTCCTCACCCTGGTTGCGAAACTGCTCTTCCCACTGGTCCCACAGGTCCATCCGCGCCGGCCATTGGATCAGGGCGCGGAAGGTGAAGGTTTCCCACCAGGGGTTCCGCAGGGTGCGGGCCAGCACGCTGTCGTAGTGCAGCAAGGTGCCGACGTAAAGCAGGTCAAGCGAGTCGTCGGCCGCGCCCAGCTTGAGCACGGTCTTCTTCAGCCAGTTTTCCAGCTTATCGCGCTGCACTGGACTGCGCACGTTGTCGTCGTTTTCCAGGTCGTCCAGGATCACCAGATCGGGCCGGTGCGGGCCGTGGCGCAAGCCGCGCATCCGCTTGCCCGAACCAAAGACTTCGATCTTGGCGCCGTTCGCGGTCAGGATGACGCGCTGTTGCCAGACCCGGCCTTCGCCGCAGGCGGCGGGAAAGTCCTGGAGCAACCGGGGGTTGCTGTCCAGTTCGGCCTTGATCGCCTCCAGCATCGGCAGGGCTTGATCGAGGGCGTCCATGACGATGACGACGTAATGCTTGCGGCCGGTGACGACGCACCACAGGGTAAACAACTGAGTGGCGATAGTGCTCTTGGCCTCGCCGCGCGGGGCGGCCAGCGCCAGCTTGCGCCCCTGCGGATCGGCGATCAGCGTCGGCAACAGGTCAAACAGGAAGTCGTGCAGCGCGCTGGGCGCGGCGGTCAGGTAATGCGGGAAGTAGGTCTGACAGAAGAAGCGGAACCCGGTCTGCGGATCGGCCACCCGCGCCTGGCGGACGGCGGTGGCGTCGGCCTCGGCGGAAAAGGCGGCGCAATCGGTTTCGATGTGGCGGCGCAGGCCAGCGGCCAGCGCCTGGAGTTCGGCCTGAAAGCCCCGGACGCTCAGCTTAGCCATAGCGTTTGGCCATCGCCTCGCCGAACGGTTCGAGAATCTCCAGCATCGCCGCCGAATGCTGGGGATAGCCGTCGCGCACGAAGGTGGTCAGCCGGTTGATGATTTCGATGGCGACGGCCAGCTTGTTCAACTCGGGGTTCAGTTGCGACACGGACTGGCGCATCTCGCGCAGGGAGAAGGCCAGCGACGACAGCAGCTTGACCCGTTTCTCCGCCGTTAACGCCGGGTCTTTTTGGATGTCCTTTAACGCCTGTTTGTGCTGGGTCAAGTAATCTTCCATCAACACCGCGATGGTGTACTTGTAGCCGCAGTCGGCGATGTCGCCGGCGGTACGAGCGATGTCCCAGTCGTCGCCGTCGCGGGCCGATTCGGCTTTCCATTTGCGAATCGTGCCGTGGCCGATGTCCAGCTTGTCGGCGATCATTTCGATGCTGAGTCGCTGGTAGATGTACAGCGAGCGGACATGGCGGCGATGTTCCGCGGTGTAGCGTTTGCGGGGCGTGCCTTGGGGGAAGCCGGGCATAGGGGGTCTCCGTTATCGCTCGATGGCGTGGCCGGTCATGGGGGGCCGCTCCCGTTGCCGTTCTTCTTGCGCAAGTCGCGCAGTTCGGACCGCAATTCCTTGTTCTCCCGCAATAAAATCTCGGTGAACGTTTCGTGCTGACCGTCCTCCTTCACCTCCTTGCGCAGTTCCCGAATCCAGCGCCACGCCCCGGCGACGAGCACCAAAAACAGCGCCCCTTTTTCGGGGTTACTCAGCGCCCACTGCAACAGCGCCGCCCAGTGGCTCGGGTCATCGGTCACTGGCGCGCGTCCTGACCACGCCCCACAACGCCCACAAACTCAGCCAGACGTAAGTGATCGCGGACAAGGGCGGCGGGAAGTGGCGCAGGTTGTTGAACGCGAACAGCAACAGGCAAAACGCCACGCCCATCCGCGCCAGCAACCGCCAGCCGAACCGGGGCCGGACACACCACAGCACGGTCATCAGCCCAATCCCGCCCGCCAGGGAAAAGCCCGTGCCCCACACCCATTCGGGCGCGAGCCGGGCAAAGGTGGCGTACACGCCGCCGATGTGGCTGAACATGTCGGGCATCAGCCACAGATAGATGCCGATCCATAGCACGATCAAGCTGGCCATGAGATCAAAACTGGACCAGGGCGCGGCCATCATCACATCGCGCACGCGGCGACAGGTGCCACAACCGGCCAGCCAGCCCCCCGAATGGCTCATGGCGCGGCGCTCAGCGGGGCGTGGCTTTGAGCACGGCCACCTCGATCACCAGGTTCAGCAGCCGGCTGGGCACGGTCTCGAAGGCTTCGCGCAGCTTGGCTTTCACCCGCTGCCGCTTTTCCTCGCCCGGCAGTCTGGCATCGAGCAGGGCGGTCACGGCGTCGAGCGCCGCGTCCCACACCACCGCGCCGGCCAGCGCCTTGACCGCTTGCGTCAACAAAGCCGTCCAAAATGTGTTCATACTTTCCCCTTACTCCGACATCCGCACCAGCGCCGCCGCCGGGTAGATTTGCACGCTCCCCGGCTCGCAAATGGATTCGACCGCATAACCCTCATGGGTCAGCGTTGTGGTATACCAGCCGACCACTTTTCCGCGCCAAGAACTGCCGCTGTGTTTTTGCACGTAGTCTCCATGTCGGAACGTGGTATGGGTATCAGGATAAATGGGCATCTCAATATCTCCATTCACAGTTAATCCCGATCGCCGAATCCACCCAAATTCGGGCGAGTATCCGGCTCGGCTCGACGGACGGGTGACACGGGCTGGCGCACGAAATCAACAGGCTGCACAACGTCAACACCAGCGCCAGCATGGCCAGACTCAGGGCGGCTTTGCATCTCAATCGGCGGCAGTTCGGGCTTGGTCTCATCTTGCAAAAACACTCCCAGCAATCCCGCCAGCGCCATGCCGACGGTCACAATCGCCTCGGCCTGATCGGGCCGCAGCGACAGGCCAGCGACGGTCGCCAGCCAGACCAGGCCGCGCCAGGTCGATGGTTCCCGCAAGCGCCGCAACAGCCAGTTCACGCCCGCGCGCCTGACAGACCCAGCCGATAAAAGATATGCCGGCCCACGGTGACGCCCTCGCGGCCTCGCGCCCACTTTGGTGGCCACACCATCGCGTATTCGGGGCGCGCGATGGTGTGGTAATGATCCGCGCCGCCGGTCGGATCGGGGGTGACTCCGTCCAACACCCCGCGCGCCACCTCGATGAATGCCGCGAGGGATTCCGCCGAGCGGCTCCGCACGCGCGGCGCTTGCGCGTCCCACCAGCAGCTAAATTGCGCCGGGTCGCGGCAGACCGCCTCAACGGTGTCATCGGGGATCCCATCCCCCTGCTGTCGTGACCACCACCCCGGGTTCTCGACGCGATTACGAATCACCCAGGCCACGGCGATTTGCCCCGCGCGGGGTTCGCCGCGCGCCTCGCCCCAGAGCGTGCGGGCGAGCGTGATCAGGTCCACCGGGCGATAGGTCAGACGAGACATTACGGTCGCGCCCGCAGGGCTTGATCGAGGCGCAGCCGCAGGTCATACCAGGCAAACAGCGCCAGGTTCGGGCACGAGGGATTCTCAGCGGTGGTCTGGCACGCGGCGCTGATGCCCGCCACCCGATGGCCGTCGGGCAAGGTCACGGTCAGCACCACAAAATCCCCCGCAACCACCTGGGCCACCGGAGTCACGTAGTCCATGCCACCAATCCAGATTGGATTGAGCGCCGCCGGATGGATGGGGATTCGTTCGGTCGGCGGCGCCGGCGACGGCGTGACGCAACCCGGCCCGAAGCCAGGCAAGCAGTCTTCAGCGACGGCGCTCGTCGCCAGCCCGATCAGCGCCAGCCCGCAGGCTTGCGCCACCCTTCGATTCGCTCGCTGCATGTCGTTCGCTCCGGTGAATAACTATTGATTCTATCAACACCTACAAGATATAACAAAAATGAATATAGCAGTGGAGTAGGTCGGGCACAGGACGTGCCCGACTTGCGCTCATCGCCATGGCCTGAACCGTCGGGCAACGCTGCGCTTTTGCCCGACCTACCCGGAATTTTTGCCCGACCTACCCGGAACCCGGCCTTCGCCGCTTATTCGATGTCGGCCCCCACCCGGCGGCCCCAGGCTTTGAGGGCTTCGATGACCTGCCCGGCCTGGGCGACGCTCAGCCATTCCAGCCGCTCGACGCCGGTTTGCTTCTTGATGAAATGCGGCAGGGCCGAGGCTTCCGGGCTGCGGATCGCGCCGGCTTCCACCAGTCGATACCACAACAGGCGAATCTTGCGCAGTTGCGGGTCGCGCAGGCCGGCAATCTTCGACTGGACCTTGGGGGGTTTGGGCTTCCAGCCGAGCCGGCGGAACTCGGCCAGCAGCGTGAGGTGGTCGCTGTAGGTCAGGTCTTTGGCGCTGGCGACGCCGAATAGCCGCTCCAGGAGGCAGCGATAGGTGTCGTCATCCAGGGCCAGATCTTTCTTGGCGATGTGAATCTTCGCCAGGTTGTTCTGGCGGGCGGGCTTGGGGGGCGTGGAGCGGGGCTGGGTCATGGGGAGTCTCCGGGACCGCAAGGGCCGCGAGCGCGCCGACGCCGGTCAAGGTTTTCAACAGCCCGCGAAACGCTTCGGGCGGGGCGACGCGGGGGCGCTGGGCCTCGAACGCGCGCCGGCTGGCCTCGGCGACCTGTGCCAGATCGAGCGCGGGGCTGGCGGCGGCCTCCGCCACCGGCGGGGCTGGGGGGGCGGGGCGACGGCGGCGGTCTTCGCTGGCCTGTTCCTGGCGGGCGGCGGCTTTTTCGGCCAGGTTCCAAACGGTTTGGAACAGGTAGGCGTGGTCGCGCAGCGGCAGATTCTCGGGCGGGCGTTCGGCCATCCCGTCGAGCGCGGCTTCCCACAGGGCTTGGGGCGCGGCGCGGTCAATGCCGTGGCGGCGAACTTGGCCGCTGGCGACGGCGGCTTGCAGATCCGCCAGCAACCGCCCGGCCTTGGCGACCGCCAGGGTTTTGTGCGCCGGGGTGAACAGCCGCAGGTAGGCCAGCGCCCGCCGGCCCAGCGGGGCCGGCAACAGCAGGGCGGCGGCCAGCGCCGCCCGGATGTCGGCCTGGGCGGCGAACACCTCCAACTCGGCCTTCAGGCCGCAGGACGGGCAGACGCCGGGGAGCATGGCGGGTCGGTCTCCGGCGAAATGCCGGCTAATCCCAGTTCCGCCAGCAGCCGGTCCAGGCCGGCGCGCTGGTGGCGCAGTTCGTTGAACAAGATTCGATGGGCGCCGACCGTCTGTCGCCGGAGTTCTTCCAGCGCCTCTTTTACCGCCTCGACCTCGGAGGTCAGGAGCGGCGGGGCGGGCGCGGGCCCCTTTTCGGGCGCGGCGCAACGCAAAAGCTTGGCCTCGATGCTCAAGGCATCAGCGCGGCAGATAAACCGCGTGTCGCCGCACTGCTCGACGGCAATCTTGGCACTCCTTAACAGGGCGGCGAAGTGAGCCCCACTGCCCGGCTGGAGCAGCCCGACGCAGACCATGTGGGTACGGCCCAGCCGCTCCAGCAGGACCTTCCGATCGACGAAAATCATCTCTCTCGCAGGGTTCGCGTTCGCGTTCCCGACGACATAGGGGATTCCCAAGAAATCGAGCTGGCGGGAATATTTGCCTTTGCCGATGTAGTTCAGTTGCACAAGCCGGCCCGCGCCGATCAGGGGGCGTTCAGCGGCGAGAATGGCGTCGTAGACGACCCGTTCCGCGTCGAGGAAGCCGAGGACGGGGTTGCTCTTGGCGAGGGGTTCGTTCATAGAGTCTCCTTGGGGCGACCGGGCGGTCGCCCCGCGATGGGTTAGGGCTTGACCGGCCGATAGGTGACGCTGCTGCTGGCGCCGAAGGTGCAGCAGGCGCGGACGGCGTCGCTCAGCGGATGATCGGCGTCGGCCAGCAGCTCCTTGAGTTTGTCGCTGGTGGTGTACTCGATGCGGGTATTCACCAGGTCGTCAAACCGGCCGCCGAGCAGGGCTTTCAGGGTGTGCGGGTCGGCGATGCGGACGCTTGCCCGCTCGGTCAGGGTCAGCTTGGCTTGGCCGGGGATTTCCAGCGTGCAGCCGGGGCCATACGCCTCCAGCAGGCGGGCGTTCATCGCGTCCAGGTCGGCCTTGGCCTCGTCGGCTTGCCGCTTCCGGTCCCAGGCGGCGTGAAGCAGGGCGCTGGCCTCGGCGTCGAGCGCCAAGGTCTGGCCGTCGCGGGTCAGGGTGCAGGCCGGCAGGGCCGGGGCGGCCGTCGGGACGACGGGGGACTTCTTGGAAAACAGGGCCATAGGGCCTCCTTCAGACGTGGGACTGCGGGGTGAAGACAACGTGGTGATGCGACAACTCGGCGACGCCGGGCAAATCGCGGTCCAGGGCGCGTTCGATCAGGACCAGGAACAGGTCGGGCAATTCAGACAACACGCCGTCCGCCAGCCGGTCGGCAATGCGGTCGATGGCGGCGGCGCGATGGCGGGCGCGCACGGTGCGGCGGTAGTCGGCAGGGACTTCGGTCATTGGACTGACTCCAAAAAGGGCAGTAGCTCAAGGGAATGGATCACACACAGCGGTTCCCCGCTGAGGGGCCGAAACAGGACGGCGCTATGGTCGAGGTACGCCCAAGCCTGGAACAGCCAACCCCGGCTGTAATGCCGGCCCGGCTGGGTGTCCAGGCCGTAGCGCCACGCCCGTTCGGCCATGGTTTCGGTGGCGTTGGGGATCGTGATCACGCGCCGATTCTCCGGGCGGCGGCGCGCTGGGCGGCGCGCTGGGCGGCGCGGTCACGCCAGTACGCCATCCATTCCAGGTCCGCCGGTTCGAGCCCTTTGGGGCAATGGGCCGCCCCTGGACCCCGCAGCGCGGGCGGCGGCGGGGCGTCGCCGCTGC